GGCCAGACACGTGCTGAGTGGGAACGCCCATCTCGGCTCCCCACTTTGCGGCGTGCTTAGAGCCAATGCGGGCCTCGTTGGCCCCAGTCCTCATGTGTTCAGGTGAATGTGGCATAACTATCTCCAACTAGGTACAAGACGCTTCAGCATTGACTGCCTCTGTACGTCTATCTGTTCTTGCTGGGGGCGGTCTAACCCTCGGGGGATACCCCGGGGGCCAGCCTTTCCATCATTTGTTAGTCTAATCGGCTCAGCACCGGGAGGTGCGAACTTCTGCCCTACAGCCTGAAGTTCTAAGCCAGTCATGGGGTTGAACTCCTCAGGCCACAGGTAGTCACCGGGGTTGACTCGCTCTCCCTTATGGACACCACGGCTGTATGAGCGGTGGTTCTGCCGCTTGACGGCGCTAAGCAACTTATCCTGCCGTCTATTGCTATCCATAGTCCCCAGATATCCATCGGGATATTGGGTATCAGGCGTAGCGCCGAAGGCGGCGAGGCGCTGATCTTTAGCATCACGGAAGACCGGAGCGGGGCCGAGGACGGGCATCGTCTCTCCCCCGGCTGGGTCATACCCCCCGGCCCAGTTGCTAAAGGTCTGCTGGTTCATTCCGTTTCACGAAATCCTGACAGTATCTGCTCCATAAAAGGGGTACCAATAGCGTTGCCGGGGACGGGTGCCGGTGCGTTATTGCGCCCAAACTCGCCTCTTTGTAGTCCCGGTTGGGGCTTACTCGGAGGCAAGTTATTCTTAGTGGAAAGATTACTCCTCTCCTTTTTGGTATATCTATTGCTTTTTTGCTCGTAGTCAGGGAGCATACCTTTATCGCCGTAGTCTGCGAGTGCTTCGTTGTCTTCGGGGTTGTCTAGGTTGAACAGGCTGTCTAGTTGCCGTCCCATTAGGTCTGAGCCTTTAGACCACTGTTGCCCTAAAGCATCCTTTGCGGCCATATCAGTTACCTTCCGTTTGCTGTGCTAGTGGCCTGTGTGAAAGCCATGAGAGAGCCACCACGGCCCCCACCAATCGTAGAAATAGGGCGAGGACCCTCAGCAGCCTGTGCAGCACGCTCTTGCCTCTCTCGTTCGGCTATATATCGGTTGGGTGGGCGTTGGATGATCACCAGTCCCAATCCTTCCCCTTTGAGAACTTCTCAAAGTCGTCCGAGTCGTACAGATCCCGGTATTTACTAGGTACTTTGCTGAGCAGTTCGTCCTCCTCAAGAGGCTCCTGCTCGGTTTTTGGGGTGTTATTCATAGACCTTAGTAGCGCTTATCACGCCGTATCAGATAGTCACTCACCTGTGATATGGGGCTACTACCGCCAGTATCACGCATCAGCGCATCCATGGCGTCGAGTTCCTCTAGCCGAGCAACCTGCTCAGGACTGAGGGTTGGACCCTGTTGCCTGACGGGACGAAGTTCGTTGGGAGCAGAACCCGGGGGCCTTGCTGGCACCCGGCGTTCATCACGAGAACGATCTGGATAGGACTTGCCGGGACTAGCCATCAGGATGCTCCCTTATCGCGCTTAGCAATACGCTTTTCCGCACGCTGAGAGTGCTGCTCCTGCGTTAGATTCTCGGTTCGACCGCCCTGTGTTACCCGTACGGTATTTGTCATCTCGGTTTGCTTACTGCTCCACGGCTGTCGCCCGCCGCCTTCTGGGCGGATGACATTGCGTGCTCGGTGATAATTACTGGGCCGCATGAGGTCCCTAACAGCGCTAGAGATCCTGTCGGGCAGGACTTCGGCCTTGACAGCAGTCTCTAGTTCCTCGGGATTCATACCGCTAAACTCGCCCCTAGAGCCGGGGCTGGTGTCAACACGATCACCGATTCCTCGGGAAAGACCACCGGGAGTAGAAATGGTCTGGTGCTGTTGAATCACGTCCAGCAGATCAGGGCGACCCTGCTGTCCCCATTTAGTCATGTCACGGCTCGGCACATTTCCACCAGAGTAAACTGGGGCGGATTTGTCAGCACGATGGGTATACCCCACACCGCGTTTGATTTCCTTGGTATCGGGGTCTCTAAACTTGACGGGACCGGGGGGCACGACGGGGCTGTCACTACTGAGTCCAGTGATCCTGCCGTGTGTGCTGACCTCGGAACTAGCGCCAACTAACGCCGCAGTAGCCTCCAACTGGCGAACGTGCTCTGCCATGTTGGCGTGGCCCCGGGTACGGGGTGGCGTACCAATGCGTAAGCCTTCGGAAGTAGTTGTTGGGGGAGGTAAGGGACTCCTACCAAGCGGATTGTTACCGACGGGGTTCGCAGGCAGAGATAAGACCTCGGCGTCCTTAGTCTGTGCTGACGTTTGCTTAGCCTTTTCGATACCGGCCCTACGCCCCGTGCGAGGCATTGACGGATATGGATTAGCCAGCGCCTCAGGCTCTTCCATGGAGGCGTACTTAGCCTCTAACCGCTGTCGAACCGTGGTGGGCTGAAACTCCGCAGGGGCCGTCTGCATACGGGAGGCAATGCCTGCGGCCTTAGCGGTCTTAGCCTTAGTCTCCTTGGCTTTGGCGGCACTCTCCGCTTTTTGCTCAGCCGTTCTTGGGGGTTTCTTTGCCATGGACAACCTCATTCATGGGACGAACTCTTACGGGTCCTTCGCCAGTAACGGGGTCGATAGCCGAGGGAATCTCTCGCCCACTCGGAAGCCGAAACACGTTCTTGTACCTCTTGTTTTCCATAGCGCTATGGTAACACAAAGGTCAGCGTGCGACCGGTTTCCACGTCATAGACGAGATAGTTTCGCCTGAATCGCCTTGAATGTCATCGAATCCGATGATGAAGGTCAGGTCGATACCACGAGGGGCGACGAAGCCTCTAGCGATAGCGCACGCCTTGGAGGCTTGATTCACTGCTGACGCACCGATGGCCCGCATTTTAGGGGCCTGACCGGCGACGATAGCACGGGCCAGAATTGACCCAACAGATGACGGATTACTAGACCCGGACACCTTGATAACGTCTTCTTGCTCTGCCATGGGTTACCTCTTTCTAAACCGTTGTGTACCCTATGGCAGTATATTAGTTGTACCCAGCCTCCTTGAGGAGGGCAGAAAGGTCCTCTAAGCGAAGAATCGCATAGGTATCTCCGAGGTTCTTTTCACCCACTCCGGGGCGTTTTACTACCAGAACTGGGAGAGCGTTCCCCCCGACTGCTTCCTGCTGTGCCTGCGATACTGTGTCATCGAGCCATCCAGAGAGTTCAAACTTCCGCTGGTTCTTACACTGAATAATCGCTTGACGATTAGCACTGCGGATACCGTTGATATCACCACTGTCATAAGAACCAGAGGTAGCAGGACGGTAAGCCTTCTTGAACCCACGGGGACGAAGATACTTGACAACGAGTGTCTCAAACGACGTTCCTTTCGCTTTGTGCTTATTACCCATCGTCCCGCTCCATCATCAGGTGAGTGATCCAGATGAACCCCTCCATCATGGTGATCAGGTCATGCAACTGGTCGGTGTCCAGTTCCTTCCATGACCCACCGTAGTCCTTGTCAACACCGGGGATCATCTGTGCGAGGCTGTACCGCTCCTCCTTAGTCAGGCCGAGATCCTCCTTGAGAGCCATAGCCTTGCGGTAACGGCGCTCACGTGCGTCAGTCTTGATCATCATTCGTTGCTCCAACAGTGTGACTTGTAACTACAGAAACGACACGCCGCACACGACTTGTGCGTGGCGAAGTCGGGACGGATGGGCACCAAGTTGTCATCGAGAGCGTCGATGACCTGCTTAGCCCCCTCCAGCATCGGCTCGACCAACTCAGGCTCAAAGTTCAGTTGGAACTCTTTGACATCCTGAGACGGCTTCCATTCGTAGATAACGACAGCCTTATGGATACCAAGGCTGTGCATATACAGGTTGACCTGACGGCGGTGGGTGGTGAGGGGGCGCTTGATCCGCTTCCACAACTCATCCAGCGATAGGTCACCGCTGTCATAGCCCTCGTACAACTTCGGAGCATCCCAGCGGATAGTGCCGAGGCCGACGGACTTGATCTCAATGACCGCCTTGCCGTCGGCGTCTTCCCAGATGCCGTCAGCGTGCCCAATGATACGGTGGCGAGGGTCTTCGATAGGCACCTCGGCGTAGCGGATATCCTCAGTCAGGCACGTGGGGCACCGCTCAGGGGATGTGTCCTCCCACTTGTGCGAGCAGATCGAGCACTTCCAGTTGCCGACGAGGCCCCCTGCCTTCCACATCCACCTCTGCCACTTGTCGTGGATGTTGTGGCCCTCGGCAAAGATGTTCATGCTCTTGAGGTTGAAGGACCTGCTGTCACTCTCGTCTACACCAGTGATCTTGTAGTACGAGGAGCGTACGCACCAGTTGTCCTTCGACATCTCGCTGGGGTGCAGGTGTACCGTGTCACGCTTGGCGTTGCGCTCGGCCTGCTCGATAGCCAGTGCGGCTTCGATCCTCGGGAGCAGGCGCTGGTTGCTCTTAGCGCTGAACTGCTCCTTGTAGTTCTTCATGTACCACGGCTGGTCAGTCATCATCTACTCCACATATGTCCAAAAAGTCGTCCTCTGGCAACACTACGTAACGGTGACCTGCCAAGTCAATCTGTAGCAGTGGGATGCGTCCCTCTAAGCGAGCACGCTTGACAAGATCACGCATATCAACGGCCTTGATGCTGTACGACTTAGCGTCGGGGTCCATCTTGAGTTTGTTCTCAATCATGAACTCCTCGGTGCGGACATCCGCTTTGCGGACCCACCCTGCTCCCGACATGACGTTACGAGAGCCGCTGTATGCCTTAGCCGTGCGCTCTTCTTGCTTCTTAGACCGCTTCTGCGACTCACTCCTCATCTTTGTACAGGGCATACATGAGGTCGTCGAGCATTTCCGAGTGGTCCTCCATCAACTCTTTCTGCTCATCAAGCGTGTTCATGATGGCAGTCAAAAGTGACTTGATCATCTCCAGTTCGTGGACGTGCTTGATAGTAATCTTGGATACTTCCAACAGCCCCTCATCCTCACGGTCATACGGCCTCTTCAGGGCCTTTGACCACGGGTCATTCTTGGGCTTGCGGTAGTTATCCCATTGCGAGGGGTGCTCATACCTGCTCAAGTACTTCCTCCCCTGTCGGATCTCCCAGCACAGCCGTGGTCGCCGCATCACGGAGGCGAGCCTGCAAGCCAAGGTCCTGACGAACCATGTCATACAGTTCCTCCTTCTTGCTAGCGATGCGCTCACCCTCAAACTTGTAGCGGCCCTCAAACAACTCCAGAGCCAGCGCCACGTTGACGATGTCCTTTACCGTATCAAACTCGCCCTTACGGAATCCGTAGGTATCGGCAAAGTAGAAGTCAGCCTGAGCGATCTGCTGGGGGCGGTAGGTCTTGTTCTTCATGACCCGCATCTTGATGGTCTGACCCACCCGAGTGTCCAACTTCGACCCCTCTGATATCCACTCATCACGCCTCACCTCGACACGGGTGAAGTAGTAATAGTTCTTGGCCTTACCACCGGGGGTGGTGCGGGGGTCGCCGTACATAACACCGATCTTGTCTCGCCACTGGTTGATGGCGATCAGGGTGCAGGAACGGTCCTCGTCAGTCATGGAACGACGCTGTGCCTTGGCGCACTTCTTGAAGAAGCGGCTGAGGATCTGCGCCCCAGTAGCCACGGAAGCCTCGTCCATAGACTTGTTGACCTCGGTCTCCGTAACGAGAGCAGGAAGAGAGTCGATGACCACGCAGTCAACCGCACGGTTCTCGACGGCCTTCAGCACCAGTTCCAGTGCCGACTCCATCTCGTTGGTCTCGACGACCCACAGACGGTCGAGGTCTACGCCAAACGATGCGGCGTAGTCGGGGACGTACTCCTCAGCGGCTACCCAGAGGGCTAGCCATTCGGGGTCTCGCTGCTGGTTCGCCGCAATAGTGCGATACGCAATAGCAGTCTTTCCCGAAGACTCTTCTCCGACGATTTCGTTCCACTGATTTGCGGCCCATCCTCCTCCGAGAGCGAGGTCGTAGGCGAGGACACCAGTGGAGACATGGGGAACCTCCGCTTTCGCGGCACTCCCTTTGATAAGGATTTCTTCGCCAAGTTTCTTGTTGATCTCATCTGCTATCTCATCTAATGACTTGTATCTGTCTTTCACGCTATTCCTTCTATGCCCAGTTTGACTCCATCCCTTGCGAGAAGGTGCCGTTGTACCCACACTCAAAGCAGTGTGGGCGAGGCTGTTGCCCATTGACCCGAGCCGAGCCAGCGGCTCGACCGGAGTAGGCAGTGTAGCCGGTGGTGCTACCGCAGTCGGGACATGCCATGTTGCCCTCCATGCGGTGCGCCTCTCCACCACGCCACAGGCGCATGGCCTCACCCATGCTGACCTCGGCGTTGGGGTCTCGGTTGGGATCAAGCGTCTGCTGACGCTCTCCCTGATTCAGCGGCACGCCAGACATATCGGGCTGGACAGCCTGCTGTACTTGCTGTACCTGCTGTGGTTGGACCGTCTGCTGTACGGGCTGAGGTGCCCGCTGTGCTGGGACCGTTAGCCCATACTGAGGCTGTTGGGTTCCCAACTTGTTGGCCCACCAAGAAGCATTATTGCTCACCGTCATCCTCCCATAATGACTCTAGGTTCTTCAGCATGTCAAGATTCTCAGGGCTGAGTAGGTCCTCGGTAGAGAGCAGGATGTCGGGAATCTCGGGGACCTCCTTGAGTTCGATGACCCCGGCATCCAGCAACTGGCCCATGACAGCGACCGCAAACGACGTAAGGCGGTCGAGGTAGACCACCCCGTCGGTAGCCGCCAGCCGCTTCTCAGGGTCCATGTACTGGGTCATCCACCAAGCGCTGTTGGCGATGATCTCCCCGGCCTGACCCTGCTGTAAGGTCAGCCACAACTTGAGAGTGTCACGAATCTCAGCCTCGGCTGACTCATCGGATGGGGCAACGAACCCGCCCTGCTCCTCCGCAATCTCGTGCCCGTCAATGGGCGACAACTTCAAATAGAAATTGCGTTGGAATTGGCGTCTTTCTTGCTCGTCCATATCAGCCTTTCGCCTCTGACCATGACTGTGCGTGATGCGCTTCTACTTCCAAAGAAACGCCCATGATTACCTTACCATTCCCCATTGCCTGCTCTAGTGCAGGTTCCCACTTAGGGATCTCTTCGATGGGGACGGATACCACTAATTCGTCGTGTACCTGTACGAGCATCCGGCACTTCGGATAGTCAAGAGTCCGGTGAACCCGAACCATGGCTTCCTTACAGATTTCGGAGGCCGTACCCTGAATGATGGCGTTGATCGCCTGCCTCTCAGAGCGAGCCTTAGAAGCAAAGTCGTCAGAGTTCAGGTCGGGCACACGACGACGGCGACCCTTCATAGTCTCCACGTATCCGATACGCCGAGCCTTAGCGATAGTGCGGGTCTTCCATTCCGTCAGTTGGGCGTAGCCCGAGTTGTAGTTCTCGACGACCTGCTTCGCATCCTCCATGGAAAGTTTGCCCCCAGTAGCCTCAACCAGCCGCTTAGGACCGCCCCCATACCCCATAAGGAAGTTGGGGACCTTGCCATAGATGTTGCGCTCTTCGCTGTCGATCTCTTCCGGGGGCTTGCCAAGGATGACGCTGGCCGTACCGGCGTGTACGTCGATGTTCTCTGCGAAGATGTGGAGCAGTTTGGGGTCCTGCGAGTACATCGCCATGATCCGCATCTCGATCTGGCTGTAGTCAGCCACGATCAGGCTGTTGTTCTCCTCTGCCACGAACAGGCTCCGCACCCTGCCATCCCGGGGGATGTTCTGGAGGTTGGGGTCGCTCGCAGAAAGACGGGAGGTAACCGTGCGGTGGAGGTGGAACTGTGGGTGCAGTCGGCCCTTGTGGAGCAGGGGGAGCAAGCCGTCAACGTATGTTGACTTCATCTTCTTGAGTTCGGCGTACTCCATGAGCATGTCCACCACGGGGTGCTGTCCCTGTAGCGACTTCAGAGAGTCCTCGTCCACGCTGGGCTTGCCACTGCTGGTCGTCTTCTTCGGCTTCAGCCCCAGCCCTCCCTCACGCTTCTTGTCGAAGAGTAAGTGGGACTTGTGGACGTTGGAGTCTGGGTTGAATCCCACGGGGGCGTACTGAGAGATGTCGGCCACCTTGTTGTTCAGATCAAGGTCGAGCGACTTGCCCAGCCGGGTCAACTCCCGCTTGTTGACCTGAATACCGTTCATCTCCATCTGTGCGAGCACTGATAGCACGTCGATATCAAGGTGAAGCACGTCCATAAGCGTCGGTACTGCGGCGATCTTCCGATACAGGCGGGTGTAAACCAGCCACGCCCAGCGGGCGTCGTAGTGGACATACCGGCACGCCCTGCTGAACGGCTCGGTGGTGATGGTCTTACCGATCTTGCCGTCCCTGTGGTACGGGTCGAACTTGAAGACCTTGTCGAGGATAGAGACCAACCGGTAACTCGGCAGGTTCTCATCGACGATGTGCATGAGCACCTGCGTGTCGATGTACCTACCCTTAGGCAGTTCTCCCCCGTAGTACTTCGCCACGGACTTACAGTCGAACTTGATGTTCTGGTTGACCTTGACGATGTCCTCGCTCATGAACAGCGGCTCCAGAGCAGAGAAGACAGTCTCCTGCGTCATCTGCTCGGGGGGATCGGTGAACGTAGCGGGGATGTAGTACTTAGCCCTCGCCATGCTCTCCTTACCGCTGGAGAGGACCGCCCGATAACCGGGGGGCGGAATGGTCGAGCCGTCACCACGTTGCTCTGGGACCAGCACCTCGCCGTTGGGGTGGCCCATGGGGATAGCCCACGACTGACCCTTGGTGGCGATGCCGATCCAGAAGACCTCGTTGCGGAGAGTGTCGAGGGCTACGTTGCCACGCCACTTGTCCTCAATGGCCTGTCGGGACCGCTGGACGACAGTGGGGTGCGTGGACTTCAGGCTGTCTGACTTGGACTTCCACTCTGCTTCGACGAGGTCCATGACCTCTGCGTGGCGTTCGATGTTGCCACGGGTCTCTACGTCGAAGGAGAAGATGCCCTCTGCCTGTACGGCCCTGACAATCTCGGGAAGTTGTTCAGGAGAGAGAACGGCGGGGGCACTTGGCCCCCGCCGTCCCGTCACAGGGGATGACATGGAGTGTGGTCACTCCATCTCTTCGGCGGCAATGCCGACGAGAGTCTCCCGGTTGGGGATGGGCACGATGCTGGCATCGTACGCCTGCTTCTTGATCTGCTCCAGACCATCCTCGGTCAGGGGGGTGATGTTCCACTCCTCCTCCAGATCCCGGTCACGCACCATCTGGTGGTTGGTCTGCGAGGTCGGTCCCTTACCGGAGCGGCTGATCGCCCAGTAGTGCTTCGGGAGTGGTCCCTGACGGGGGTCCTGATGGAAGTTCTTGAGGCTGTCGATGACCCGAGGGCCAACCTCATAGGACTTGATCGTGGTGTCGCCGTCCTCGCTCAGCAGAGCGACGTTGAAGGCGAAGCGGGCAGACGGCCTGTGACCTGCGTCACACAGCGGGCAACCCTTGGGGTGCATGTCAGCGATGCACGTGAAGGACTTCTGGCCCTGCCGCTCGATCCAGTGCTGGCGGTACGAGGTGTACGGCTCGTCCTCCAAGAACTTGATGATGACAGGCTTGTCGTCAATCTTCAGGCGCTGGGCGTAGGGGGAGTCAGCCTGCTTGGTCTGCTCCACGTTGCCCCATCCCCGCTTGATGACCCTACGGGCCTCGGTGCGGTCGATGTCGGGGGCGGTAGCAATGCTCCCACCCGTGTCTTCGGTATCGTCGTCAAAACGTCCCATGGCTCTAACTCTTTCTCATGTCGTTGGGTAATTGTCGGCAATGTGCTTTCGGAAACCCTTCCAGTCAGGACTGTCGGGGTCGTCGATAGCATATGCCATCGCCGCCTCTACGAGAAACACGATCTGTGCCTCGCTGTAGAGACGCCGTCCCTTCACCGCCTTACCCGGAATCTGTTCCGACTTCGGCGCTGGGGTGCGGAATGATGCTGGAGGAATCCAGCCTTTCGCTTCCCACGAGCGAATGGTGACAGGCTTGCGGTTCAGTGCGGATGCCAAGGCACCCACCGTGTAGAACCGGCGAGCCATACCGTTCACCAGATACTCATAGGAACGGAGGGAGTTTAGCCACTCATGTGTGGCGCTGTCAACGCCCCCTCCACGATTTCTTGGTGCGACGTTACCGGGGTAATCGGGGCCGTCGTCGTCCTGCTCACGCTTGCTGGTGAGTGCGTTGAAGTAATCCAAAGGGTCTGTGCTCATCCAGCAACCTTCGTACTCTGATGCCAACTCTGATACCAATCCGAGTACTCACTCAGACCAGCCATGACACCACGAATCCATTCAGCGGCGAGCACGATCTCGTCGGGGTCGCTGATGTCCCACTGTGCCCAGATGCCACAGTTCTTGGACTTGAGCCAAGAGATAATGATGTTGAGGTCATCCTCATAGACAGCCATTTGTGCTACTCCTTGTGTTGTTCAGAGACTATTGAAGTAATTATCCCGCTGTTTGCACGCGCTTTTGTAGGTAAGACCGTAGAAGTAGTAGATCACTTTACCTTTTACTACCATGATCTCCCACTTGAATGGGCGAATCTTTCGGACTACTTGGTCTTCTTTTGGTTGAGCCATTCTTTCAGTCCCTTGACGGAGATGGTTTCAATCCCGGCCTGCTCGTGTACGTCAACGAGATGTCCGAGAACTGTGTAGACCTGCTGGGGGCTGGCATCTTTGGGGATAGCAATTGCCATGACTTGTGTCCTTCCGTCTTAGGGGGGTGTGGAGAGACGAACTTAGCACACCCTCAGTAGTCGTAAGTTGCTTCCTCGACCGGTTTCATGAAGGCGTAAGAAACTGGTGCCTCTTTGTAAAGGTTCTGGACCTCATCCTCGATGCCAGCCTCGTCCCGGTGGTCGTAGACGTAGGCCATGAGGGCATCCTCGTTCAGGACCCTGATCTCGTCGCTGACCTTCTCCCAGATTCCTCGCTCCTTAGCCCACTCCTCAGCGGCCTCGATGTTGAGGGACTTGTTGCCCTGTCGCCTCTGCTTCTGGAGCATGAAGGGGCCGATCTGGAGCCACTTGTGGCCCTTGTCGTCCTCCTCGCCCTCGGCATCCACGGCCTCAGATAGTTGCTTCTTGTACTCAGCCACGATCTTGTTGAGGGCCTCCACGTGGCGCAGGTGGCTCATGTACTCCTCGGTAATGCGCTCTAGTTCGCTCATAGGGAGGAGTCTCGCAGAAAACCACTGAGCGTGTCAAGAGTCAATTCCATACTTCCTTCTTTGTTGAGGTGCTTGCCGTCGATGAACGCCTCGTTGACCGAGCGCTTCATCTGGAGCATGTCGTACTGACGCTCTTCGATGCTCCCCTGCATGACGAAGGTGGCGATAGTTACGTGGGGGAACTCAGACGACAGGCGGATGATGCGGGCCTCCCGCTGTTCCAACTTACCGCTAGACCACGGCAGGTCGTAGGAGATGAGGTAGTTCGCCATAGGTAGGTCCACGCCGTAGCCACCAGCATCCGACGACAGGAACAGTCGACACTTGGGATCGTCAGCAAACCGCTGCTTCGATGCGTCCCGCTCCTCGGCAGACATGCCTCCCATAAACAGAACGCTGTCCGTTATGGAGGTCATAGCGTGCTGTATCAGGCGCAGGTTTTCTTTGAAGAACGAAAACAACACGACCTTGTTGTTGTTGTCCTGATCGAGTACCTCGGTGATGTACTCCACGACCGCATCCAACTTGGGGGTCTTTGTTACGCCTTCCAGCCATCCCCGATGAACGATGTCGTATGCGTACTCACTGCCCTTCGGCGTATTGGGGTCCTTGAAATCGGTGGCGGACTTGCGTACCAGAAGATGGTTGTCGCAAAGCATCCGAAGCACGGTAAGGCGAGACATAATCTGCCCCTGTGTCTCATCCCCGTCTCCTCCGTTGTAGTGCGCCCATAGGTTGAAGCCCCCCTTACCCTTACCCATAGCCTCCGATATCTTCGCTAATAGGTCATTGGCGATGCGTCTGTAAGCCGCCGCGCCGCCGGCGTCGAAGGTGACCGGGACAGTCTGGTGGATGATATCCGGCAACTGATCCTTGATATCGTCCCGGGTCTTGCGGACCATGCACTCCTGCATCGTCTTGTGCATCTTGTCGAGGTTGCGATATCGGGTGGGTTTGCCCCAGTTATCACGCACGATAAATGTCCGGTCAAACATCTTGAAGTCCCCGAGCACGTCTTTGTCCACGAACTCCATGATGCTGAAGAGTTCCTCGGGGCGGTTCTCGATGGGCTGACCTGTCAGGGCATAGCGATATGGCACCGTCTTCCCGACCTTCTTGAGCAGGCGGGAGCGCTTGGCTGACCGGTTCTTGATCATCGTGCTCTCGTCGATAACCACGGCTTGGATGGTGCCTATGCGGTCCACGTCGTTAGCCAACGTCTCAGCATTGACAATGACGTACCTGCTGTTGATGGACATACGCCACTGAACGTCACGCTTGTTCTTGGGGCCGTCGATCACGGTGGCTTTAGCGTCAGTGAACTTGCTGATCTCTCTTAGCCACTGGAACTTGAGGGAGGCGGGGACAACAACAAGACAGCGGTCCACCTCGCCCTCGCTATGGAGTTGCTCGATGGCCCCCAGCGTGGTGGGAGTCTTGCCAGCACCCATGACCATACCCAGCAACATCTGGCCCCTGTCGACCATGCGCTCTACGGCTTCCTGCTGGTACGGCCACAGGGTGCCCCTAAACATATACGGCGGTTACCTGTCGTATGCCGTGGAGGATCGTGTGGTCCGACATGGCCCCAAGGTCCTTGTCGTCGGTCTCGTACTTCCAGTACTTAGTCCCGTTACGGAGAGAGGGGAGACGGTCACGGAGACGCTTAGTCTCCATGCGGCCAGTGGGGTCGTTGTCGAGCGCAATGATCAAACCGTCAAAGCGGTCAGTCAGCAGCCGGATCTGCTGCTCCGAAACATTGGCCCCGAAAGAGGCGACAGCGGAGATATCAGGCTTCCCATACACGCTATGGAAACGCACCACGTCCAGAGGCGACTCCAGAAGCAACGCGGTCTCCGCGTGGGCACGCTCGATACCGAACAGAGTGTCGCCCTTATGCACGCCCTCCGGGTGGTTACGGACCCAACCGGTCTTCTTCAACTGCCATCCCCACAACTCTCCGACGGGGGACACGATGGGGATAACCACACTCTTGTTAGTGGTATCCCATCGGATACCGTAACGGGCAGTCACTTCCTCATCGAGCCTGCGGAGTTCACGCATACGGATCGGCAGGGGGCGGAACTTGCTGTACTGGCCCCAGTCGATGGGGGTGTAAGTCTGCCTGACCTCCTGCTCGCTCTCCGTCAGTCGCTGAAGACCGGAGGTGATGAGGTGCGACTGGATGCTCCACAGAGCGGACGGGTCGTTAGTCAGTTCGCTGATGAGCATGGACAGGTTGCCCCGGCCACCACAGGAGAAGCAGAACCACAGACCAGTATCGCAGTTGAGATACCACGAGTAGCGAGTGCTCTCTCGCCCCTTGATCCGGTGGTGTACGGGACACCGCCCGTTGATCTCGTCGCTCTGAATCTTGTTGATCTCAACACCGAGGCCCGAAAGAACCTCAACGAGGTCACTGCTCCTGTTGCTCACGTGCTTTCTCCAACACACTGCTAGTGATGAACTCAGTCAGAGCCGCTCGCCTTACGAGTTCAGCGTTACTGCCCTCAATGACTGCGATCTCGTTATCGTCCTCGTCTACCACAAAGATGCGATCATCCGTTGCCTCTGCCAGTTCCTCTCTCAACTTGCGGATGTACTGAGCGGCCTCCCTGAGCAGGTGAATCTCGGGGGTGCTGATGGCGCACCACTCCAGCCGATCCACGATGTCCATGTCAGTCGAATGATGGGTCGATTTCGTCAACTTCGTACACCTCCTCAAACTCCATGGTCTGCCAGTCCCACTTGACGTGGACTTCTGCGTGGCCCGCTGTACGAGCCTCTACCACCCGGATAATGGCTTGGTCGTCGAGGTCTGGGTTGCGCTCAACACCCAGTACCAAGTCAGAGTCCTGCACAAAAGATGATGTGTAGCCAATTGAGTCCGCCGTGATCGCTCGGGTGCGTTTGTTGTTGAGTTTCCAAGATAGCACCTGCGACGTTCCGACGATAGGAATATCAAACCGCTGAGCGAGTCGCTTCGTACCCCGGGTGATGTTGGTCAGAGCCTGCGGACTGCCCTTTGGCTCCCCGTGCTCGTCGTCCATGAGGTACATGCCGTCGATGTACACAGCGTCGGGCTGGTACTCCTGAATCTTGGCGGCAATGGCGCTGACCGTGGTCAGGCTACTGCTGTCCTCAGACATGATGAACGGTTGCATGTTCTTGCTGAGAACCATGGACTTGCGGATGCGCTCCATCTCAGCCTCAGACAACTGGCCGCTGAGGATGCGGTCATAGGGGACCTTGGCGTTGAGTGCGTCGTAACGTGACTCCTGCTCGGCTACGGACATCTCAAAGGAGATGAACATGGGGCGCAGGCCGTGTCGGTGGCAGGCGTTAGCCATGATCAACTCAAACAGCGACTTGCCTCGCTTCGGCTCGCCCACCATGACGACGAACTGCTGGGGGCGAAGTCCGTGGGTAATGCGGTCCAGCCCAGAGAAGCCAGTAGGGATACCACGCAGTGCGTTAGGGGTATCACGCATTTCCTTGTAGCGCTCAAAGCGGGCTTCCCAGTTCTCGATGATGTTGAAGTCTCGGAGCCGTGCCGTATCAGCGCTGGCTGACTGGAGACCCTTGGACAGGATCGCCATGGCCTCGGACACGTCGTCCTTGTCGAGTGGCCCCATAGCATCCGACACCGCCGCAATGACGGTGCGAGAGCGGTACGCATTGAGCAGTTCGTCGAAGAGGCCGCTGAACGTCTCAGCACCCGTGTCCTCGATGTCAATGTCACCGTAGGCGACGTGGAAGGCTCGCTCGGAGGGGACGGCCCCGTGCTGGTTGTTGTAATCCAGCACCCACTGGTACACCTTCTCCCACTCGTTGGCGAAGTAGACCGGCTTGATGCCGGAGCGAACAGCCTCGTGTAGCGACTGCTCCTCAATGATCTTGCTGATTACGAGGTGCTCAATAGATGCCATCAGATACCAAATGTCCCATCGGGTCTGGTGACCGTAGCACGCATACCCAGCATGGCGGCGTCATCCTCGTACGGCGTGAACAAAGTGTGTACGTCACGGTTGTACTTAAAGTCGTCCCGCAGATCGTTGAGGTCGTTGTAGGCGTAGACCGTGACGGAGATGCCCTTGCGTGCCAGCCAGTGAGTGGCGGCATCTGCGAGTTCATCCTCCATGTAGGTGTACACCTCGACTCCGAGGTTGAGGTGGTTCACCATGTGGTGGAGAGACTTGAGTGGCATCTCGTTGATCTTCCACTTCCGCACCTCTGCCCTGACCCACTCTTCTTCTGTTACCTCTTTCTCACGCTGGAAGAACCGGCGCTTCACAGGCTCCTCCATGCGAGTGATAATGAGGTCCTCAAACCAGCAAGCGATGTGCTTGTGTGTGGTGGGGGCGATGTCGTTACCTTCCACGGGCTACCTCAAGATCGAAGTCAGCCAGAGGGTTAGCCAGACGGCTCCCGTAGCGGTTCTTGATGTCCTGTAGCGACAGGCGTGACGTGATGATCGTCGCCTTCTGCTTGTCGTAGCGCTTGCGGATGAGGCTTCCCAGTTCGTGGCTGGCAAACTCGGTCAGACGTTCTTCTCCTAACCCGTCAATGACCACCACGTCGAACACACCCTTGACATACTTGACCACGTGAGGGGACGAGTACATCTCAGGGAGCAGGCCATCGTTGTCGAATGAGTCCTTGATCATCTCGATGTAGTCATCGGCCTCAACCCAGCGCCCCGACACTTTGTGGTTCTTGATGACCTTCGTCAGGGTGCGGGCGGCGATGAGCGACTTACCAGAACCCGATGGCCCCTGTAGGAACAGGTTGGTGTCGGGGCCGATGTCGATGGCATCCCAGTCAGCCATGTTCTCACGGATACGTTTGGGGATGTGGAGATGGAACAAGCGCTCCTCCGTCGAGCGGTTGCGCCACCACGCTTCGCTCTTCCATTCCAGAGGCGTTGAGTAATTCACCAGTCTTCCTGCCTTTTCTTGACGGTCTCTGATGCGACGGCTAACTGCACGGTGGGCTTACGGGAGGCGAGCATCTTAGGTGAACGCTTCTTCGTAGTCAAGACCTTGGGGAGCATCACCCTTCCGAGGTCTCGGTGGAGGGCATCCACGTCGTGCTCTTCACCAAGGTTCCACAAGATCAGCCCTTCCAGAGCGCTGAGACGGGTATAGAACTCTCTGGAATCGCCTCGCAGGATCTCTGCGACCACGGTGGGGTACCTGAATAGGGCCTCGTCACAGGTCAACAGAACAGCCTTACGGACCTCTCTGGAATCCTCAAAGAGGTCGTCGTTATTGGGCATACCATCCACCAGCCACTGCAATACGTTGTCGTTGGCACGCATCTCTACGCCCTCCACCAGCGTGGCCTGTACGTCATTGGTACAGAACAGCGGGGCAGGATAAGCGGTCTGCCCCTCGGGGGACTGGAAGAACTTGTCGATAGTCGCCTTGATACTCTCTGCGGAGAAGCCCTGCTTCAGCCTGCGGGAGAACAGTATGTTGAGTCTGACTTTGTCGTCCTCGTCACACCTCTGGCTCATTCGCATGTCCTTGTGGTAGGCGAAGTAGTTCGTCAGTTCTCGTACGGGGCGGCTGACGTAACGGGGTGTCGAAACGCTCATTTCCCAATCTTTCTCGGGGACATCTGGGTCGGCTCCGAATGTAGGCATCTCTCTCCTTAGACGAGACAAGCGGCCCCCGAAGAGGCCGCTCGTCCCATACCTGAGGAGACACCCCAAGAGGTGCCCCCGCAGGGTATCACCGGTACTAGCGGTCTGTCAACGACCCTCGATAACTCGGGTCACCCAGATACGAGCCTCGTGCAACTTGAGACGAGCCATGGCAGTATCGGGGGTCTCAGGGGCGTGGTCGAAGAAGGACGCAATGACGGAATCCAACCCAGCCAAAAGACCCGACTCAATGACCGAATCCAACTCAGCAGAAGGCTCCTTGGGGGGTGCCGGTTCTTCTGCGACGGGAAGCACCGCAGGTGCCTCTTCCGTAGCAGGAGCATCGTCCTCAGGGAACAGTTCCGCAATGATGCCAGCCTTCGTCTTGGCCTCGCACCCCATGCGCTCCCCGTACCTCTTCACGACGTAAGCCGTGGCGGTCTCCAACTCCTCACGGGTGTAGGAGTAATCGTCTTCCTCTTCCTCAACCACAGGGGCAGGAATCTCGACCTCGGGAATGTTCTCAGAGACACTGATGGGGGCAAGACCGTTGCTCAACTCAAGCACCTTGGCATCGGGTTCGGTGTCGAACACGAAGTTGATGAGATCCTCCTCCTCGTCGTTCCAGAGGAATAGGACGTTGCCATCGAGGGCCTTCATCAGGCTGGCGTTGGGATTGCGGACTTTCTGAACGATGCCGTGGTCGGCCTCACGGAAGTCGCTGTGGACCTTCTGCTCATCGGTGTAGAACAGCACGAAGTCGATGTTGTGGTCGAGAATGTAGTCGTACACGGCTCCGAGGGACTCGGGCACGGGGGAACCGGACCACGCAACAGCAATGGTGTCGCCGTCGGTCAGGGCATCTCGGAGCGCCTCCGTTACTGCCTCTTCTGAACACGGGCCGGTGCCCATGATGATGTGGGTAGCCATCTTCTCTCCTCTGGCTCGTTGGGAGGAGGAACTGTACCAGCCTAGTTACTAGGGCGTCAAGTACGTGTCGATGGCATCCATGCCGGGGATGGCATCGAAGGCCGTGAAGTCGTAGTACTCCGACACCGTGACCGGCAGAGACTGCCTGAAGTACGAATCCAGCAGGGAGCGAGTACGGCGATAGTCCTCAGAGTAGACCGAGATTGACTCGTAGGCGTTGCCGTTATTGCTACCTTCGCTGGACCAGCGGTAATCGCTGGTGCTATTACCGGCAGGGTCGAGAATCCAGCCACCACGTGTGAACGATCCGTCGAAGTACTCTCCCAGACGATTCCTCTCAGCCAGCAGGTACTTCAACTGATACGCCGATATGGCGCTCATATCGACAAGGAATTCGATAAAAGCAATTGTCCATTCCCCGTCGAGATTACTGGCGGCTATTGCCTCAGCGGCAGGCGAGTCTCCAGCGCGAGTAACTCCGTCAGACCATCCAACGATGTTCCCAGACTCATCGACAAGGCGAACCCACTTCAAACCGCTCGTACCAATGGTGCTGTGTACTGAGAAGGCCACGCTGTCGGCCTCTTTCACCGGAATCGGGCAATCAATGTGGAACATGACGTGAGTCACACCAACGGATGCCCCGGAACTATTAGGAGTGTAATCAGCACCCACAACGCCATAGGTCGTGTAGGCGCTGTAGTTGGTGGCAGCAAAGTCGTTGCCATGTACAGCGAAGGCAGTAGACCCCCCGTCGTCATACGCAACGATGTAATCCCCAACCCCAACTGGGATGCCCTCAAATGTCGTGGCCGAAGCAGCGGTCCAGTACATCCCCGGAACGTAAGACTCATCACTGCCCTTGGACGGGTACGTGGCGGAGTTCCCAGCAACGTACGTCGTGGGATCATATGACCCTCGGTTATAGCGGGGCCGTACGGCCTCGACCTCATGAGCGGGGCGGTGCGTCACCAACCCCGTAGCATCCAGCGGATCGGTGATGTAGTTGACCCGTTGAGCGTAGAACTTGATCTCGCGGTTCAGTTGGTCAACCTCGATCTCGGAACCAGAGAAAGCACGCCCATAGTTGGCAACGCCGTCTACGGTGCCCTTACCACGCCGTAGGTAACCGATATCATCGAGTATGGCCCGAAGCCGCTCAGTGTTGATGATGTTGGATGAAAAGCCCAAACCGACAGTGTTTGCCACGGCATCAAGCGTTTCGCTGTTGGCCTCTGCCGGGTCCTTAGAGATCATCAGGTAGTCAATAATGGTGCGAACCCGATCCATCTCAAATCCGAATATGGCTAAGAAACGGTATAGGGGGCCAACCTTGTTGCCCACCGGTAGCCCACCAAGTTCGGTGATGGCGAACTCCGATGTGGGATCGATGTAGTCACCAATACGGGTGTCTGCTTCTCGGTAGTACTGCGGAACCCTACGCCACAGAAGAGCAGTAGATCCGTAGTTGTAAGGCACTAGTACTTCGACCGAGGCAACAGGCTCGTAGTACGGATCAGCCGTTGTCGATTCGTATTTGATGAACAACGTGTAATAAGCCCAGCGCCCACCTTCCAAGCCGGTGTGCTCGTAAGCAAAGTCCGTGGACGATTCGGCAAGAACATCTCCAGAAGAAACAGTTGCGGGGGGTCCAGCGGAAGAGTAGACCAGAATCACGCTAGTAGCGATGGGAATAGAACCCAGTTCTTCACTAGGCAGGTTTGCTCCCCAATCCACGCTGACCACGCCGTAAGCAACAGCCGTGGCCTCAAGGAAACTCTCAACAAACTCGTTAGGGGGAATCTGATAGTTGTCAGAGCGGAGAGCCGTGTCAATGTCTCTGGAACCTGCGTCGTCGTCGACAACCCATGTACCAGCAGAGGCCGCATTGCCAGCGGACGCCGCCGTGTTGAAGACATCGATGTCATAGCGTGCGTAAGAACCCCGGTCAATACCGGTCTTGCGAAGAGTAAACGATACCCGTGCCATCAGGTACTGGTGATCCCGCCAGCGACGGTAACGACCACCGTTCCTTTCTTAGGAAGACTTAGCGGGTCAACAGTGATGGAGGTTTCCACCGCAGAGCCATCATTATCAAAGAGGCTGATAACGGCGTAATCCACACCGAACACGTTCTGGATAGAGCGATAGAACTGGCCCAGCGACATCGTTTGACCAAACGACACAGCATCGAAGCCGAAGAGCGCATCAATGGCATCTTCGATATCTCGCTTGGCGTACAGCGCTACCACGTTGTCAGACAAATACGCAGTGACGGTGAGATTGATGGGGGTCCACGTAATGCTGGTGGCGCTGACCACGTCAACCCCAAGAAGTGCGCGAGGCTGAATCAGTGAGACAACAGCCGACTGCGTGTCGGCACTGACGGTCTGAGAAGTGTCACCCGTCGTCAGGTAGTCGCCTGCCCTGTTCACCTGTGGATACACCGTCACGCTGGCGTTACCGGCAGAAGCGCCACCAGCGGGATTGGGAGTGTACTCAACAGCGGCCTTCGATATGCCGTCGATACCAAGAGCGAGGTTGATAAAGTCGTTAGCGGTAACTGCGCGGTTCTGGGCCGAGGTCAGAGATGGGATGGAGTTTTTGAGAGAAGTAATCGGCTCCTCGTCGACACCGCCAGTAAATGCGGAAGAGGAAGCGATAACCAGACTGGCGGGGGTTGAATCTCGGAAAGCCGTAACACTATTGGCAGGCAGGTTTCCGGCAACCCCACTGGAGTAAGCGTAAATAGCCGTGATGACGGCCCCGGTTGGGGGAATGAACCCGCGAACCTCGGTACCAAAGACAATCTCGGTAGCACCCGTAGCCGTGGTGCGGACTGAGAACACCCGATCTCCCGCAACTGCATTAGAAAGGCGATCCACTCGCCGGTAGGCGGTCGGGGTGATCCCGTCCTCATACACGGTGATAACCAACGAACTGCGGACCACGTTGGCGTTGCTCAGGGTGTACCTCTGAGAACTCCTACCAGAGGAGGAGTTAGTGAGCGTCTCCGCAGGGGAGTTCACGATGAAACCCTCTGCGAGGTTGACTACAGCAGTAGCACCAGCGGCGATAGTCGCCCCGTCAAGGCTGTATGCCTGATAGGTGGCGTTATCACTACGGGCGATAAAGCGAGTGTATTTAGGAAGCGTGATATCAGTAGCACCGTTGTTAGTCAGCGATACCGTTCCCTGAGCGCTCGTACGGCCATTAGGAACGTAATCAAACAGGTTTGCAAAGGCCAGTACAGACTCACGCTGAGTAGCAGTAGGAAGTACAGATTCTCCAGCAGCGCGGTCCACGTAGTAGTGGAGAACGTCCCCCATGCTTGCCCAGAGATCAACAAGAACCATTCCAAAGTCTGAGGGATTGCGGTCAGTCCACTCGGGGGCGATACGGGCAGCGCGGGCTAACAAATCAGCCTTGATGGTGCTGTAATCGCGGCTGGAGTAATCAAATGCCATTAGAGCGGACTCTCTTCCGTCAAGGTGTTAGTAATGGTAAAAGAAAACGTCTGTGCTGGGCTTAGTGGCAACGAATAGTAAACGTAGATGTCCGCAGTGCTTTCGTCTATTTGATTCTGCTTGATACGGATGTCGTGGATGGTAACTCCAGACACACGATCGCGCAGTTCCATCATAGCATCCATCTTGAAGTCGGCTTCTACCAATTCGTCTATTGGTTCAAACAGGAGCGAATAAAGACCAGCACCATAGTTAGGTAGACCAAACCGCTCTGAGGGGGCGGTGGTCAGCACATCAATGATCTTTTGCCGAGCAACAGTGTCGGGGTCAGTGGTCGCAGCCACGCGCCCGCCCGTAAACCTAAATGGTACGGCTATGTTCTTCATCTGTTACCTCAGCCAAACATAGCGGCGAAGGTCTTGGGGCCGACTACGCCGTCAACCGTAAGACCATTAGCCTTCTGCCACTCCTTGACACGACGCTCGGTGGCGGGGCCGAACCAACCGTCCGGCGTAGCGCCGACCTTGGACTGGACCTGCTTGACGTGCTCACCACGGCTACCCCTCTGCATGTTGCCGGGGAACTCAGCCTTAGTACCGATCTTGGTGGACGCAACCGGCTCGGGGGCAGGCTCAGCGGGCTTACAAGTGCAGTTCTTAGCGTGCTTATCAGAGCCGGGACCCCAGATGCCATCGACATGGAGGTCGTGCTCAGCCTGATACGCCTTGACAGCGGCCTCGGTCTTGCGACCGTAATCACCGTCCACGGGATCAGCACCGACAAGTTCCTGCACCTTCTTGACAGCCGCACCCTTAGACCCGACCTGAAGCCATGGCTTCTTTCCGGGGGGAGCGGAGGGGGTCTTCTTAGCGGGAGCCGGAGCAACGGCCTTAGGCGGTTCACCCAGAAGACGCTTCATCGTGTCGATGTAGTACTGAGGGTCGTCTGCCTTGTCATTGCTGACCTCGACATGGACCCAGTCTCCTCCGGGCGCACCGGAGAAGGCAGGCTTGCTGTACACCTGCCAGTCAGCCCGGTCACACTTCCAACCACGACCGTGGGGCGCAGGGTAGTAATCGAAGATCGCCTCAACGAAGAGAGCGTCCGCATTAGCGGCAAGGAAGTCCATCATCTTACAGGCGGCTTCATAGTTGCCGGGGCCACGATACGGTGCGCCTCGCCAACTAAGGTCCCCCGCCCTGCCCGTCGCATGAACGGAGTAAGACGACTTCCCCCTCTTCTTACGTACGCCGAAGGTCCCGTTATTCCACAGGCCAAAGTGGGCTTCTAAGAGATCGATAAAGGTCTCAAAGCCCGCTCGCTTGCCTCCGGCAATAACGTCAAATCCGGTGTACGGACGGCCCATGATCAGCCCAGACGGACAGCCGAAGCCGACTTGTCGCCAACCTTGCTGGCGGCGAACGACTTCACAAACGAGAGGACACCGGCAGCGACAGCGGCCTTGACAGCGTCAGCAATGTTCACCGACAGGATGTCCAGCGCATCGGTGCCCACGAGGGCAACGAACGTCTGAGCAACGGTCGAAACCGCACGCTCGGCAGCATCCTTGAGGAACTTGGGATCAAACATATGAATACCTCCGATAGGGGTTATTACGGGTATAACCCTAGCACAGATAGGTGGGGGTTACTGGGTTTCCTTCTTGATGCGAGCACCAAGAAAAGCCTCGTCAATCTCCTCTTTCGTAAGGGTTCCGTCCATACTGGCACGGGCCAGTCTCTCAGCAACCTGAGCAACGGCCACGAACCCAGCCAGAAGAGCGGCCTTGTGCATAGCGATGTCGCCAATAATGGCGGCACCAGAAATAATGCTCAGGGCAGACGCGGTGAACGTGGCGAACATACGGATAGCCACGTCCTTGATCATGCTTGCGGTCTTTTTAGTCATCTCCATCATCCTTCATGAGTATAAACCCTGCGAGGTGGGCGACGAGGGAGATAACGCTAATCCAAAGGGCATATTTCAGAACGTCCCCGGACAGGGTGATTAGCACTAAACCGGTTCCCGAGACGGTCCAGATCAGGGCGTGGCCCTCTCTAAATAAACGCTTGAACATCAGCGTCTCCTCCTGCCACCGCCAGAGGCGGGGGCGGCTATGGACGCCGAAATGGTGGCCGTTACGGCAATTACTACCCTTCGATCCTCGACACTGATCTTAGAACCGGAAGGTATGTAGTTATCGAAAGTCCCAGAGAATACGTTGACTTCTGCCTCAAACTCTTCTTTGACCTCGTCTGGAGCGGCAGATAGGGCCCCGCTGATGACCTCTAAGGTCTCTTCGTCAAGGCTCTCAAACTCTTCGTTGTTGACCAGATCCTGAACCGCATCTACGGTTATTTCGCCATCTGTACTGAGTATTTCAGCCACGGATTCGGCAAGTTCTTGATTGCTTACCCTAGCAATCATAGCCGATGTCTTCTCTTCTTGTGCCGAGAGGGGGGCCGGATTAGTCGTAGTTGTGGCGGGTGCTGAAGAGGTGGTTGTCGGCACCGTCGTAGTAGTGGCGAGCAACGTGGTCGTAGTAGTCGTCGGGGGGAGGGTAGAGGTAGTCGGACTCAATGTCGTAGTAGTTGCGAGAGTGGTCGTGCTCGCGGGGACGGAGGTTGTCGTAGTCGGTGGTGTTGACGTGGTTGATGGCGGCGGCAACGTGGTCGTCGTCGTTGTCGTGGTTGTAGTGGACGTTGAACTCGTCGTAGAAGTTGTTGAAGAGGTCGTCGTTACGGGAGGAGTCGTCACTACCGGCTGAGGAGGGGGCTGGGACACCGCTGGCTGAGGCGGGGGCACGTAAAACGTGGTGGATGTCGTGGACGGGGCAGGAGCGAGAGACGACGTAGGGGCGACCGTCGTCGTCGTAGACGGTAATACCGTCGTAGTGGTCGTCGTAGGCGGTGCAGTAGTCGTTGTGGTGGGCGGTACCGTCGTCGTAGACGTAGATGTCGTCGTCGGTACGGACGTAGTAGTGGACGTGGTCGTCGTGGGAGGCACCGTCGTTGTCGTCGTGACAACCGTCGTTGTCGTCGTTGTCGTTGTGGACGATGTGGTGGTTGTCGTGGAAGTGCTTGTAGTCGGCCATTCCGTACTCAATTCATAGTTCTGAATGATTAATTCGTAGGTACCGTCGCCCCATTCGGGCTTGTTGCCGAGACCTAATTGGCTACAACAATAGCCCGCCAGAATGGTGTAGGTGTCCGGTTGTAACTCTTGGACAATCTTTGACGAAACGCACTGGTCAGTGGCGTTGTGGTTACCGTCATCGTTCTGCGCTACCAATGTCCCTGCTGAGTTGTACAGCCACAGATACGGGTCAGCAGTCACGCTCCCACATGGTTCATTGGAGTTCCCATATATGTATACGGTCTCTGTCTGTGTGACTGTGAACTCCCACTCAGACTCTTGAGTGACGGTATATGAGGCCGCTTGAGCGGTCGACGGCATGATCAAGGAAAATACCCATATCAATGCTGGTAAATAGGTAATCCTGAAACGCCGCATACGGCCTCCTCAGGAGACCATTATACGATATTTAGGGGAACCAAGGAGTCCAACCAGAGTTCTCCCACAAAGCAAGTGACGCTGTTAGGGAGATTCTTGGGGCATACAACTCATCGCAATGGTCAAGGATGTCATGAGTCTGGAGCCAGCCTCCCGGCCAGTACTGCGTCGGCTTACACCAGAACTGGTTGATCTGTGTCAGCCCGTTGCTTCCGCCCATCGGGTCATCGGGGTTGTGCTGATCGGGCCTGCAACGTGATTCACGGAAGATCACATAGGACAGTTTCGGCAGTTCCTCTTCGGGCCATCCGATCTCACGGGCAAGAGGCATCCACTCATCGCACCGCCAATCGGGTGCTGATTCCCGATACGGGGCTGGCGCACGAACCGTATCACGAAGATACGGTTCGCGCCTCTCATCTGCCCACACCGGCTCGGGGCGGATGCTGTAGATCTGGACAGAGCGCACAGGTTCTGGTGGTGGGTTAGCGGGGAGTTCCCAGTTGTGGGGAGGAATGAACTCCTCAGGAACTCCCACGCTGGCCCCCGTCTGGGGCAGTGAAAGGGTGACAGCGGCAGTAGCCGCAAGGATAAGGGAAAGAAGACGGCGCATTGGGATACCTCCTCGCTCATGTCTCCGAGCGTCCAGTATACCACTATGTTACGAAACGATGTCAAGCACCCCTTAGTGAGCCTTAATTTGGAAGTTCACCGCCAAGTGAGCGTTCGTCACGTCCACGCTCGTACCAGAACCGGTGTTACCAGAGTTACCGGCGTGATTAGTGACACCGCCGCTAATGGTGATGGCCGGGTCTGTGTAGCCCGAGTTGAACGCCGGAATATTGACAGTGTGACTATGGTTACTAATAGTAAGGAACTGGCCTTCAATATCCCCACCGTTGCCGAAGCGGTACGCTCCGCTGCCCACTTCATACAGATAGTTAGTTCCGTCCGAGTGAGTCGACGTAGTGGTACTAGGCGGATCAACGGAGTGTCTGTGCTGACTTTGGTTTGCTGTAAAGTTGTCAGCGTGACCGTGGTTGATTGAGTGGTTGTGCGCTGGGAGATTTGCTGTAGCAAGGCTGACCGAGTTCGACCCTCCCAATACCCCAAGAGTGGTAACACCAGAACCCTCTAAAGTCCTGTTAGTCATATTGGGGAGAGTAAGCGTTGTTCCAGACTTCCAAGAAGCAGGGGACACTTCCCACAACGATGGATACAAACTGGCTGCTGATGCAACAGAACTACCATCAAGCATCAACCAGCCCGTGTCAGCGGTGGTACGAATAGTCGCTGAAACAGTACCGGCAGGAACTAGTAGGTTCTGTATAGCAGCGGCTAATGACTCTGCTGCCGAGGGTGCTCCTGCTGAGGACTCTATCCTACGAATGTCGTACAGCCCTCGTAGAGCGGCTTTAACGCTATTGGTGTACGTATCCTTTGTTTGGAACACGTACTTATAGAGGGGGCGCATCTCCACAATAGGCAGATCGGTAAGGTCTAGCGAATTCCAGTCAACGGCCTCAGCGTCACCGATGTTGAGGTACTGGTCTTGGCCCATGATCGCCAGAACTGGGTCGTTGAGGTTATTCGTAGCAACGATCCATGCAATACCAAACTTATTGGTATCGATCTCAGTGAGGTAACTCAGATCACCAATTGAGTTGTAGTAGGGGCGGTTAGGACCAGACTTAAAGGGGAAGTTCGTGGCGGTGTTCTTTACCCACCCGTAACTCTCCTTGTAGAACACCGGGATCTCAGCGGGGGCCTCTAGGAATTGCTCCCACGTATTCGCTGTCGGCGTAGCGGAGTTGATGATGTCTACCTGAAGATCCTCGTCAAAGAACGTACCAACGGGGTTGCCATTGCCGTACATGCCCCAATAGCAGTCGCCGTCTAGCGACCCGTCGCCATCAATAATGAACTTGGTCGGGTCCAGATCAAACCCGTTAGCAATAGCGGCACCCCGCGTCCGGTGCAGGTACTCGTGGGTCTGCCAGTCAAGGACAATGCCATGGCGCTCGTCAGCAAAGAACTCGGCCTTCTGGGTAGTGGCGTTCCAGTAAACGTACGCGGTTGGGCAGTCCTCGTCCCAGACAAAGTAAGAGGTGCGGTACTGTAGCGCCCCGTCAGGATCGAAGTAGATGTAGTACAGGTCCGTGGAGTCGGGTACCGTGACTGTCTCTAACTCGGTTTTGTCGTATTTAGTGCCCTTACACCACACGGTGTAGGAGTCGCCTACCGGCTGTATCGAAAAGGTACGAGTGCTGTCATTAAATGAAACTGCACTATCAGTACGCTCTTGGTGCCCCATCGGCTCACCTGTGGCGGCGGGAACTCCTGCGGCACCGCCCCCACCAGCGCCGAGGGCTGTCAACCAGAGAAACTGTGTTCGATCATGGGACACAGCAATGAATGTCGAGGTGCCCTCTGCTGGGACGTTCCACACACCGCCACTCTCGGTCAACCCAGTATTCGGGATGTAGACGACGCTCTCGGCCCCCAACAGCGTGGGTACACGGACCTGAGCAAACCCAGTCGTCGGGTCCGACCAGTGGACTATCGCTCGGTGTAGTTCAAAGTCAGGAGTACTCATTGACTGCCTTGCTCTCCGCTAACCAACCACTCTTGTTTGAGTACACCGTCTTGGGGGGCGTACGGAACGACTCAGTATTCGTGAACTTCAACTCCGAGTTGAAGTTCTTAGCCAACTCTAACTCGGTATGAAAGGCGCTGGTATGGACGGTGTGCTTCACGCTTCGCACATACCAGAATCCGTCAAAGTCAGCGTTGTAGTTGTCCACGCTGACGATACCACCGGGGACACACCCAGCGACCCCTAGCACACGAGCCGTCGCATAGTAGTCGTACTTTTCCTTTGATACTGCCGAGATGCGGCGAGCGGCCTCTTCAAAGTTGTCCACGTACTCAGCGACTCTGTTCGGAAACCGAGGAACACCGTTATTGGTGGGGGCAACTGTTCTGGAGTTCACGTCGAACATACCGTTATCAGGGTTCACCACGGTAACGATGCTCTCCTTGTACTCGCCATCGATATGGCGCTTAGAGAACGACCCATCAAACTCCAGAATCTGACCGGGCGCGGGGCTGATGCTGTTGTTCGTTTTCTTCCGCATGGTGCTCAGCACGTGATATGAGGTCCTACGACTCAGCGCCTTATGCGGGTCATAGATATGCATGTGCGTACCATGAACATTCACGCTGTACCCAAGCAACTGTGCGTACCTCGATATGAACTGCCAGTCAGACTCGTTGGTCTGAAGGAGCGACTCGTGGATTGCCGGGTCGGCAGCAACGTCAAGACTAAAACCGTATTTCTGACACAGTTCCCTAGCGATATCGCTGAGGCGGTAGTTGGCCCACACCTTGCTGGTTGCGCCACGCATGATGTACGACACTCCTAGACATACGATCTTCGCCTCTTGGAACGGGCTGTTGTTCATCAACCCAAACTCGGTGCGGGAGGCGGGGCGGACATCCTCAACATAGCCGTGGAACTCCTGATAGAAGTTGCCGCCTGTGTGGATCTTGGCATAAACGGGCTTGTTGTAGTAGTCCGTGATCGCACGAGGGGGAATACCTGCGATATCAAACACGAGAAGATCGTGCTGGTTTTCCGCTAGATGCAGATCTACTTTATTGATAGACGAATAATCCACTGCGACATTGGCAATGGTTATCTCTAAATCAGGCGATAGTCCGTAAGGACTCTTCTGAATCATAACGGAATCCTAAGTACCGTCCCAACTTCGATATCTAACGGAAACTTGATCTGCGGATTCATGTCCGCTAATTCCCAGAAGCGCTCAGTAGTGCCGAGAATTCTGGCAGATATGGATTCAAAGGTGTCACCTTCACGCACGGTATACAGCGTGTAGTTAGGGGCATTTAGGTCACCACGAACGGCTTCCTGCCCGGAGTCGGTGAGTTGATAACGAGAAACTGCGCTGTAAATAGCCATAATGAATCCTTAGAGAGCCAATGGTCCGCTTGAACCACCGCCATCGCCGCCGCCAGTGTTAGTACTGCCGTTATCCCCCGGAGGAAGTGGGTCATCTGGGCTGGGCCAACCGTCAAACCGCATAGTCTTAATCAGCCGGAAGTTAGTGCCCTTATAGTTGGGGACTAAATAATCCTCGACAGTTTTGCGCTCGGTAAGCCCATCGATACTCACCGTCACCGTGAGGCGAAAGCGAACAGCAAAGTAGAAGAGGTCGTTATTGGGGTGCGCCCCCTCGTCATCCTCTGACGGGCCGGTGGACTTATCAGTTTGTCCACTGCCAGAAATACCACCACGTTGCTTGTCGCTAGTGCAGGCCCAGTCAGCCATTCTCCGCCACTCTTCACCGTTTGTAGCCTCAATAATGCCGTCTTCTCTAACGTGGTCTGCACCAATGTTGAGGTGGAATAATTTGGTTACTGTGCGGAATTCTCGGTCATTTCCGTCACTGTCCGGCAGAACTTCGTAAGCGCTAACGCCAATGGAAGTGGTAGTAGAGGATGAAAGTGCATCAAATAGATCTTCGCAAACTCCGCGAACATTACCCGGTAATGGGTTGGCGTTTTCCAGAAGCGCTGGAGTGGGGGCGGCGGATACCGCTCCTCGTAACCTAGCAAACAACGTAGAGTTTGCGTCTTTGAACGTATCGGTATACCTGTAACCGGTCACCGACCCAGACACCCCAACCGAGACGTTGCGCCCGTTCTCTTCCATAAGGGCTAACAAACGGCGATGTTGCTGCTCGCCGTCGAATAGCACCTTGACGAAGAAGTCAAGGTCCTCAAGGTTCCTGTTAGAGATAGAGGTAACGCCAATGTCTTTAGAGACGAAGCGATCCATCGACACTTCGTTGTCATTCCAGTTCCGATCCCTATCGCCGTTGTCTCCAGCGGTACCCCCCTCACCAGAGGTGACCACCATTCTGATACTGGTCAGGTCGTCAGTCAGCGCCTGACCATACGCCGCCAACTCATCTCTAGTGGGCTGTTCTGGCTCAAGTTCTTCCAGAGCGCGTAGGGCATACGTGAAGTATGTGTCTTGCTTGGCGAATCCGATGTACTTGGCCTCAAACAGCACCTGCACAGAGCACTGCATGGGAACCATGGACGCAGTGAACTTAGAGAACATGATGTTGATGTCCTTGACCAGCCCCTCAACTATGTACAGCGAGGAAAAGACAACCCGAACGGGGAGCGGCAGGAGGAAGGCACTGTTACCCAAGTTGTACTGCATCAGGTCTTCAATGCTCGTGGTAAACGCCCCCATGTCGTAATCCTCGGCGCTTTCCGAATCCTCAGCCAATTGTTGGTTATACGCGGCAATGGCTGACTGCTGGAGGTACTCGGCCATGGACTCGTTCACGCCCACACCAATAACCTTGAACAATGCGCTTAGGTCGTGCAACACGCCGATATTGCTGGGGCTGGAGTTCTCCCACGGGTTATTGGGATCGATCTCATCCGTGCGCTTCCAGTTGTTGATCTCCATACTCCGGTCGAAGAAGAGATCGAAGGAGAACGTCACGTTGCCGAACATCGGCTGTGCGTACTGGGCTGGGTCCTGCTGTAAGAAGTTCAGAACCTGCGTGTTCTGTTGAACAGACTGCACGATCTGCGAGGGGTTGAACTGGAACTGGCACTTGTTGATGGGGAAGTTCTCACGGTTATCACCGAAGGCAACAGACCTGATATACCCCCGCTTGAGGATATGGACCTTTTCGCCATCCATAATGCGGACGGCACGGTCGGGATATATAAAGTTATCGTTATCTGATCCGCTAACCGCATAGCCAGCGCGGGTAGAACGGGTGGAACGGAGGTTCTCACCAGAGGAGGACTTGGATAGACCGAACCACTGGTTAGTACGGTAAGACATCAGGCAGTCCTCAGATCAAGCATGTCGACTTCTTCCTTTATCATCTTGCTGACTGTGTGGGCGATATTACGCAGATCAGGCGTTGCGGGGGCACCATTGAAGTTGATGACGGGGGCCACGTTGATGGTAGGCGACGATGTGATGTGCGTAGTCGTAGAACGTGACTGCTGTCCGTTAGTACCGCCCCCACGGCTGGGGGCATACGAAGCGTCGATCATTGGGTCGCCGCTGTACAGTCCGGCATCCTTGACGATTCGGAGCGCCTCGTCGACATTGGTATTGTAGGTATTCGATTCGCCCTTATATGCGCCCCAGTCGTGCAGCGAGCCGCCACGAGCCTGATACAGCGAGAACGCAGCACGCATATTGGTAGCAGGATCGTACAGATCCTCGTTCTTAGAGATACCAAACTGCCGCAAACGATTAACGCCCATCTGACCGAGCATGTTGATCTGCATCAGGCCGTAGGAATCGTCTTGGGTTGCGCGGTTGGGGTTGTAAGCGCCAGTGCGCCACCCACTCTCACGCTTAGCAATAGCCACAACGGCTGCGAGATCATCTCCACGGAAACCAGCGTTGTAGGCATACCGGGCAACTTCTTCACCGGTAAGTTGCCTGTTGTTCATGGGGGCCGTGGTGCGGCTTTCCCCAGATGAAGCCCCAGAGGGGCCACTGGCATACATTCCGGTGTTGCCAGCCGCCAACATGCGCGTGAGACCCATTGCCCGGTGAGCCTCCAGCATTTCGGAAATAGATCTGCCAGTTACCCCGATCATGGTCGATCCAGAGGCTATAACAGACCCTGAGTGCCCCTCAGCAGCGTGACCTTCAATAGCGGTACCCGAATCAGCGCCAGAAGAAGCGCCGTCGGTACCCCAAGGCGCTCCCTGCCCCTCATACTTTGCTCGGGAGTTGGGGAGATCCGAAGGCTGAACGTGCCACGGCTCGTTATTGACACCAGCAAAGTGCTTGAGGCCGAACTGTCCGGCGTTGGCGTTCATCCACTCAAGGTCACCAACCATGTCCACAGCGAGGCCGATTTCGTGCATGGACCTACCGGGAGGGGCGGCTGGAGCGCCGCTGACGTGCTTCCAATACTTGCCATCCCAGAAGATGTCGGTCTTCTCAGTGGTGGGCTGATAGCGGCTACGGAACATCTGCTCCTGCGACTGGGGGGAGCGGTAGCCCCCACCGATACCGACGTTGGGGTTAGCCCGCATCATCCGCAACAAGCGGTCACGGAAACGTGGCTTGATCTTCTGGAAGTCGGGCTTAGTCTTAAGTTCTGATAGGGATATGCGGTTGCCCCCATACCCGTACGGAACCATGGTGGTGTCGTCGTTTGCTGAACTGGTGGTGTTTTGCTGCGCAGAGGGAGTTCCCATACCCTCCGCTTCTGGGTTGGGGGGATCGCCTAAAGCGCCCAACAACCCACCTGTAATCATCATCGGAACGCCGAAAGCGGCACCACCGGGAACTAGTGATAACGCCCCACCAGCCGCGAGTAATGGGGTACTTAGAGAGGCGGCAGCACGCTGGAAGGGGCGAGTGCTGGTACGTGCCCCGATAATCCCGCTGAGTCTGTCCTCAAGACTGCCTAATGCCTCGATGAGTTTCTGGTTGCTCTTTTCCAGAGAGGCCATGTTGTCAATCTGGCGACGCATGAAGTTCTCTTCACGAGCACCCTGTACACGAGTAGTCTCTTCCTGCTGGGTGGCGAGGTTGTCCTCAATACCCATCATCTGCCGCTGACGGGGGTCAGAGGGGTCGTAGAAGCCCTTACCGCCCTTCTCTCTAAACTGAATCTGCTGTTGAGCGTACTGAAGGATGGCGGTCTGTGCTTCATCGCCAAGGCCCATGTCAGCCATGCGGGCACGAGTCACCGAGCCGGGAAGCAAAGCGCTACGAGCAATAGCAGGATTATCCAAACCGAGTTGACGGACCAAGTTCTGACGGGTCTCTAGGGGGTCCCTCATGCCCCCACCGATGTTGTAGGCGTTAACTCCCGCCATAAACAACATTCGGTTAGCCACCTCAGGATTCATGAGTTGCTGTTGTTCGGTGAGGATGTCCTGAGTGCTACGGCTGAAGCCGGACGAGACTCGGAGGGCCTCGATAGACCGGGCTAGATTGGCATTAGCAGTTACACCTGTCGCAGCCTGAAACTGCATCATGGCGTTTACGCCGTTCTCTCCCAGACGGTAATTCGTCAAGGGGCGGCGCATGTTCTCCATGACCTGCATCTGCGACATGCCGGTCATTTGCTGCGTTAGAACATTCAGCCTGTCAGCAGAGGTTGCGTAACTGATACCCCTATCAATACGGGCATCCATATTCTGCACGAGGGGTCTAAGCGTTTCACCGATGGCCTTTGCGATGGCTGCGGCACCTGCTGCTCGGCCAGCACCGCCACCGGCTCGGTTCAGGAAACCACCTGCGGCACCGCCCCCACCACCGGCATCCCCGGCTTCCTGTACAGGCGCTGCCGCCGGAGTGATCTTGGAAAACCCTCGCTCAACCGCGTTGCCACCACCGCCGCCTTTACCGGCCATGATCCCCTGAACATTGCCAGCGGCCTTAGCGAGTTTCTCCATCTCCTCGCGCCACTGCTTAGTTAGGTCTTTGGCATCCTTGAGATGCTGCTTAAGTTTGCCTAACTGGTCAGTGTCGATGCGAAGACCGGCGCGTACCTCAGAGCGCAGGCGGCTATGGTTGCCGCCAATAACCTGTTCTCCAACCCGTGCTTCGGGCCCTTTAGGAGTGTCCATGCACGCCTCCGCTACTGATTACGCCACTTCGCCATACGATACCAGAAATCGCGTTGGCGAACGGTCATTGATTTGATGTCGTGTAGACCAAACCCTTTGTATGCGGTGGCTATTGTTTCGTATTCCCAGTATAAAAGTTTCAGACTAACTGAGTAAAAGGGAGACCCAGTCGAGCAGAATTGGCATATCTTCGCCGCAACTTGCACACTGAGTATCCACCTCCCCCATCTTCGGCCCGATCTCAACAGAGAGAAGGGCATTGATCAACTTCTTACGGTCAGCCAAGTTCAACGAACGTGCCCACTGAACCGGGTTTTCGGGGGCCTGCCCCTCCGGCCACACTGAGCACCTCGCCAGCATCATGGTATTGAGTTCGGCATCCGTCTTGGCATCTTTCTGGGCGGCAACCGTGTCCTCACCATTAGGCAAACGCAGAACGATGTTTCCCTTAGAAGTTTCGACCTTAATACCGTCTCGGAGATCAAAATCGGGGTACGTAATTGGGAAATCCTTATCGAGTTCCAACTCAACATCGTTGATGATCCCACAATGCGGGCAGGCGATCTTGATCATTCTGGTGTCGCCGTAGGTAGCCCGAACAATCTGGAGATACAGGTAATCCCTATCTCCCAGAATCAACTTGTCCACAATCTTTGTGGAGTTGTTGACCTGAATACCGCCGACTCGGAGGAGTGCTCGACTGAGCAGGGCGCTCATGTACTCAGAGTACATAAGTCCCTTCTTGTTCTCAATCGAAGCAAGGTACTCCTCGTCTTCGCCATTGAGTTCTCGGATCTCGGCCTCAGTATGCCAAACGCCCCCCTCATCGTTTGACTCATACAAACCTCGCATAAGTTCGACGACGGTGTTGGGGGCGTCCGACATGGTAGGAACCGGGTCAGAGATGGCCTCGTTGATACGTGCGGCTTCAGCCTGCTCGCTCATGTTGTACTCCTAATTGTGTGGATAAATATGTTACGAAATGTTGCTGACCGAGGACAGGTCAACCGTGCCGTCCGCCGAGGAGGCCCACTGCACAGCGAATCCCTCGTGGTTCAGCACGATCTGCTGAATCAGGATCGAAGAGTCACCAGCATTGAGGTCTCCCATCGAGAACGAAGCGGGCCAGCAGTTGAACAACTTGTAGCCTAACTTAATCGCACCAGCGGGGGTGGGATCGCTCTCGGAACGCCCCGGCTGGGCGTAAGAACCCGCCGACACCGGATGGTCGTGGACGGTGACGACAACGTCGCACCGGTAGTCGTTGCTGCCCGACTGCGAACCCTCGTCATCGAGGCCACCCTGCGCCCACGAGTGCATGAACTGCTGCCACTTGTAGAGGGCATCCTGATCGGCAAAGACACCCTTGGTAAGGGTGACGGGGCCGTAGTCAGACTGTCCAACCATCTTATGCGGATGGGTGTTCATGCCGCCCTCGCGGTAGGCAATCATCTCATTCTGGACAGTCAGACCAGAGACCACCGAGAACCCCAACTTGGGGAGGCTTGCGCCGATGAGGTCATTGAGGCGGGAACCCGACTCAGGCTGGATAATGACCTGAAACTTAAAGTTCCTAAGCGGGTCGGTTGCTGCTGCTCGTGCCATGGGATATTACTCCTTGGATTATCAGAGAGACTCGACGGCGTTGTTGCCGCCAGTCCACTGGCTGAGGTTGATAACAATGAACTCGGCGGGGTACTGAAGCGCCACACCGACCTCGACGTTCACGATGCCCTGATCGATAGTCGTCGTGGTGTTGTTGGTGGAATCGCAGACCACGAAGAAAGCCTGCGAAGCGTTGGTCCCAACCAGACCGCCGGAGCGGTAGAACTCCGAGAGGAAGCCGGAAACAACGACGTTGATACGCGCCCACAGGTTCGCATCGTTAGGCTCAAAGACAGCGAAGTCAGTCAACTGCTTGAGCGAGTACTTCAGGTAGTTCAGGGTACGGCGCACCGGGATGAACTTGTCCGAGGTAGCCCGGGCCAGCGTACGAGCACCGTAAACCACGACGCCCGCTCCCGGCACAGCCTTGAACGAGTTGACGTACGGGTTACCGTCGTACAGCGTCCCGATATCGGTATCAGACAGCGGAACGGCGAGACCAAGAGCGCCACGGATATCAGCGTTGTATCCAGCGGGGGCCTTAGCGACGGAGCGCTGAACCTCAGTGCGGACCATCAAACCGGCGATAGCGCCACCCGGGTAGGTGGTGCGGATCGCGGCAGGACCAGTCTTAGCCGGATCAACCATCTTGAGGGCCGGGGCGTAGTGGGCGGCGTAGCCACCGTTCGACAGACCCGAGAAGTTCGACGCAACCGTCTGAAGATCGCTCAGCGTCTCCGAGGTCTTGTCGGGGTCGATGATGACGAACGAGTCACCACGGGCCACAGCCTTGTTGATGATCGGAGTAAGCGCCGTGGTCGAGGTCTGACCAACAGCGTTCATGATCAGGTTGCCCGGAAGCGGGTCAACCTTGTCAGCGGCACCAGCGAAGTCCTGCGGTCCGACGACTCCCTCAGTACCGCCCGAGAAGGTGGCGACATTGTCAACCTCGGTAATCCACGCGAGGCTGGCATCGGGAGAGGTCGTCGAGACGCCGCTGACCGTGATGTACTTGCTGTAGGTGTTGACGACCGTAGCGACGTAGCGGTTGCCGTCGGGATCAAGGGTGACCTCAGGCCAACGCTCAACTTCCACACCACCGAGATTCACGACAACGGTGAAGGTACCGTGGGCCGAGGCGGTGGTGTCAACCAGACCGGCAGCAATGGTGACCGTAAGGCTGTTGCCCCACGTACCGTTGCTGATAGCCTCGGCATCGAAGAGAGCGGCAGAAGCCGATCCCGAGCCGTTCGGGTAGTAAGGAACGTCCAGCGACGCAGCCGCATCGGGGGTCACCGAGTCAGCGGTGCCACCCTCGCTGTCGTAGGTTCCAACAACTCGGACCACATGGCAGGCACGCCCACCATTGGCGAAGAAGTGGTAGACGGCGTAGCCGAGGTCGTAGGCGTTCTTGAGATCACCGTACGTGCGCTTGTAGGTAGCCCAATCGGTAACGAGGGTCGCAGTCTCGGGGCCGCGCTCCGCAGCGCCGAAGAACACAGCCGAGGTGCCTCCAGCGACGGAGGGGGTCAGGCTGGCGAGGGTGCCCTCATTGACGTAGACACCGGGAGTTGAGTAGGTAGGCATTTAGAAATCCTCCGAGAAAGAAGTCGATAAAACGTCAGAAACCGAGTAGTTGTCACCTAGTGAGCCATTTACCGAGAGGACCCGCTTGACAGACACCAAGTCTGATTGCGGAATCTCTGCATTGATTTGTACTGTTACGACCTTGCGGAATATACGCTTTTTATAGCCAGATTCTTGATCTAGCAAATCTGCTGACCGCCAGTCTAGTATATCGCAGCGCCTAATGGTGCCGTCTTCGGGGATTTCAATGAAACCCCGTCGAAATGGGAAAACGTAACGGAGCAGGGCAGCGGTCAATTCCCTGTCATGGCGCTGGCTCCGACAATAAGTGCTGACCTGATACATGAGGTTGACGGGCACTAATTGGTCTGTGTAAAGGTACGTCTCGTCCCCGCTCCAATACTCCTGCATGTCACTAGCGTTCATTTCAGAAGGAAAGTAGGTCAGGCTAGACGAGTCGTTAGAGGAGTAAAGAGGGGGCGCGGAAGCACCAGCGACGTTGGTGTAGTAGTACCTGCGCTCAGATTCTTGACGATCCCGGGCATATGCGATATCGAGTAATTCGATAGTCGCAAAGGGGTAGTGCTTCTCAGTCTCCGCTTCGGGGTACCGGAAGAAAACCTGAAGGGGGCGCTGCATATCCCTATCATCGGATACATACAGAGTGGCGAGTCGCTGTTTAAGCGCTGCGTCCTCAGCAAGGGTAAAGCCGGGATTAGGCAATCGGCACCTCCACAGCGATCCTCGTGCTCAACTCCTTGGCTATATCTCGGGCCTTATTAGCGGCAGTTGCGCGGATAAGCGGAGACGGAGGCTGCTCAGGGGTGCCGAACTCCAGCGCCAGCACTTCATCTTCTTGCGCTCCCGAATAGTAGAAACGAATGTCACCGGCATCAGCCTCAACTGCCAAACCGCTAGCGTAAACGCTCCAATCAGAATCAGATAACGCCTCATCTTGGAACTCTGCGGTGGCTTCGACCATCAGATCGTCGATGTGGTCCATGAGCACGTCGATAAAGGTGTCCGAGAACTCATCAGAGGCAGAGATGGTAGAGAACTCTCCCGATATAAACGGCTTACTAGAACCAAAGGATGCAGCAGGTTGAGAAGCCGCCATGGCTTTCCTCCGTGGTTCTAGGCGTTTTGAAGCGGTAACACGTAGCCAACGCGCATCGGCTACATCCCCATGCTACACCTAACTAGGAAACGATGTAGGCCAAGGAAGGCTTGAAGTACGAGGATTTCGGGGGCCGTTGTCGAACAGGAACTCCTGATCCAAGAAGATCTCGTACGCCTGAACCACGAGGATCGCTTCCGTAGGGATACGGCCCCTAGCCCGATAGTCGCTTACCTTGTAATACCTACCGTCGTACTCCAGCACATCATTGAGGTGAGCGTTATATTCGTCAGCACCTTCCAGACCGCAAGAAACGGCGTCCTTGTAGAGGATCGTCGTACGCAGATTCTGCGTGGGCTGACGACCGTCCTCAATAGCACGGTACGTGTCTTCTACCTCTTCGATGTAGATAGTCGGAATCGTGATAGCGGGCTTGTAGTTACGACCACCCGACCCGGGGACGCCCTCGTCGTACACGTCGTCGTAAACGCTATACCCGCCCTGAAGGGGCTGGAACTGGTACCAGATAACGGTTTCCCCGGCTTCGCGGTTACGCCTGCGAACGTGCTTGTTGATCAGGCTCAGTTCTCGGCGGGGGTCCATCAGTAGTACCCAGTCGACAGGTACCCGGTCGGCGGCTCACCGTCAACGTAAACCTCTTCACGGATATCGTCCGGCAACTCCTCGATATCAATAACACCGTCATCGATCTCGGGGTAAATACGTTCGATGGGGCCGTAATCGCCAACCTCACGAGGCTTGTAGAGCGGCACCAAACGGTTGGTGGTGCGGCTGACGCGGCGGAGGTTGACGACCTCCAGACGCTCCAGCCCGATGTTGAGGGCCTGAGCGCGGCGGTTGTACTCGTTGGTCCAGTAATCGAGCAGGCTGGACACCATGCGGTAACGCTGAGATGACTGAATATGGACGGACTCGGATGTAATTACATCGATGTCGCGGCTGTACTCAGAAAGCAGCCCCCACAACGCCTGAACGAGGGTATGAATACCTATGACATCCGCAACGGCGGGGGCCATGTTCGCCAACGGCACCTTGAGATTGTGCGTGTTGAGATTGATAGCCATATCGGCGTAGAAATCCAGATCCGACGGCAGCAGCCATTCGTAGTAGTAGCCGTCCACCATAAGCGTGGCGTTGTTCGGCAAAGCACTACCAAGCCGTATCAAACCGTTACGGTCATCCAGCGTGTACGCAACTGACGCGGACGTTGATCCACCTTGCGGGGTGTAGGCCACCCAGAGTGTGTCAGCCTCCACGTTGGGCTTACCCAAATCATAGGTAATGCCCATGGGGACGAACGTCTGCTGGAACGGCTTCTTGAAGTCTCGCAGATAGTTGCGGGCAATAGTAACGATCTCAGCCTTAGTAGCCATCAGGCATCCCTAGTGAAGTACAAGGTCACCGTCAGGGGGCCGCTATCTCCTGTGTCTGCCGAATCGATATCAATTGTGATCAGTGCGTCATCTGCGATGGCCGGGTCTGATATGACAGCCGCCGCAGCAGCCGAGGTAGAACTGGACTCTCCAGCATCGATAGTCAACGGAGTGCTGAGGATACTGCTACCGGACTCGTTGATATCGATACTGATAGCCGACGTTGCGTTGCTGCCAGAGTTCAAGCCAGCACGGACCTCAGTGAGTAACGCCCCATATGGCATACGGAACACCGCCGCCCCAACCTGACTAGCAGGGAGCGATCCCGACCCCACCAGTTCCAGAGTCACAGTCTCCTCAAGAGCCTCGTCAAGAAGTGAAGTACCGCCCACCGTGTCGGCCTCCACACCATGCGCGGATCGGATAATCCAGCGGACATACGTAGATGCGGGGACGTTACTAAATGACTGGGTAGAACCGGTCTCAGTTGTAGAACCAACACTAGGAGTGCTGGTGGTAGTGGCTGACTGGCTGCTGGTCGTAGTTGGGCTAGGAGCACCAACACTCACCGTATGGCTGTGCGCCCCAGCAGGGTCGGTATTACCATACTCGATGCTTCTAGCACCAAAACCACTATTAGTACCAGCGTTACTGCCTGACTTGAACTGCTGAACATCTTGATACCTATGCTGGTGGTTTGGTGCAGTATCTGCCGTACCAGTATGACTATGGTTGATGGAGTGGGTGTGTGAAAGCGTGTGGGTATGGTTGTTCAGCCCGTGGCTGTGAGCAGGCAGATTATCGATATCCAGAGTCGTAGTGTCGCTACCTATTGGGGTACCGACCAAGTTGATATCCGTAGTGCCTTTGAGGCTCTTCCCGTTCAGGTTAGGAACATTGAACGACGAGCCAGAACCACCGTGGGTGTAGCCGTACGCGGCGAACAGGGCTGGGTAATCAGTAGTCAGCAGGCTCTGTCCGTTGGCCTCAATGAAGCCTGATGGGAGCGACCCCTTAGAGGGCCACGCTACGACGGCACCGATAGGCAGATGGGGACCGATGTTACGGGCCAACTCATACCACTCACCGTAGATACCCTTGACGTAGACACCCGATGCCGTACCGCTGGGGGCAACCTTGCGGTAGAACAACCGCCCCGCATCTGCCACAGCAGAAATGCTGACCTCAGACTCAGGGGCCGAACTGCTCTGATCGAAGATCGCTGAACTCTGGAACGTACGCTTGTCGGCAATACGTGACGTGGTGATGACCTGCGTCCCCTGC